AAATACTCTTCTTTTTTGGTCTGCCAAGTCTGCTGCGTTAAGTGCTGCTACATAAGCAGATTGTGAATCGGTATCTGTTACTAATGCCCAAGTATATCCTTGTGTATCTGTAGCAAAAGGAGAAGTAGTATCTTGAGCAGTTTTTATAAACTTATACGATTTTACATAGTTGCCAGTAGTTGCATTATATTGAATATACACATCGCCTACGTGAGCAGACCGTTCTGCTTCGTCACTGTTCGTAGTATCAATAGCTATCCAAGTAGCATAAGGCTCTTGTGTGACATCTAGTTCATCGTCATCTAGGTTAGAATCTCCAGGACTTACACCTGTCATTACATCATACGTACCTGTAGTGTACTCTATAACCCCATCATTTTGGTTTTCTAATACTTGGACACGTGCTAACATGCCTGTACCATTAGGGTCATTATTTTCGCTAAGGCCTACATATGTCTTTAAACCTTCTATAGCATCTGCATTTCCTGATAAAGTACCATCTTGACTGTTTAGTCTTCCACTAAGAGAATTTATACTATTTGCTAAGATTTCGTCAGAATCCGCATAGGCAATTTCTATACCTGTAATACGAGCATCATTGTCACCAAATTCTGCTCTTATATCCGATATACTACTAGCAACTGCACTTTCAGCAGTAGACTGTACGGTATCTATGCTAACAATAGTAGAAGATACATTATCTATTCTAGTATTAAGGGTTTCTACAACTGTACCAATTCTTCCATCTGCAAGAGCGTTAAAGTCTATAGTTTTAACATAGGTATTTTCCGCAATATTTATAGAATCTATAGCAGCACGTACGTCCCCCACTAGTTCATTATAATCTACAAAACCACTTCTGACACTGTCTTCTACTACAGAGTCTATTATTGACGTAAGCCACTCAGGAGCTTGGTCAGTTCCTACAGAAGCGTAAAAACCATCCCCTACTATAGAGTACTCTTTTTTTGTACCAGATATTATAGAATCTAAGTTTCTTACATGTAAAGTATGCTCGTTGCTAGTTACAAGGTCGTTAGAAGAACTAGTGATTACTTCTGTAGTATCAACTTCGACATCAATAGTATTTGTGGTTTTAATCGACATAGACTTCTGGCACCTTAGCAATAAAATTACCGTTATTTGCAGTATTACACTCAATAATCAGTTTGTACGTAGGACGTAAGTAATAACGATCCGTCTTCGTACCTTTATCACTTACTAAGGCAAGAGTAGAACTCTCTGGGATATCTAAAGTAACTTTACCAGAAAGTAAATTACTAGGTAGTGTTAATGAGACAGCAGAAAGACCTGTAGTTGTGTCTTCAGGGTCTAAAGGAACTAGGTCAGCAACAAACGTATCTGTACCTGTAATTTCCATAGGAAGAGTAGAGCCGTCAGCTTTAATGGTGAAAAGGAAGGTATTATCTACCCCTTTAGTGATAGTAAATTTAGCTACTGAGCAGCTCATATTCTAATCCTTCATTATGTATAAATGTAAAAGGGCCCGTAGGCCCCTTTATTAAACGTTTTCGTATGAAATCGAATAACGGGGACGCATCTTAACCATAGATAGCCCTGATTTGTTATCACGTACATGTAGCGGAATTTTTACTTCTGCCAGTGTACGGATATGACCCATAGATACTTCAATCTTTTCGTTTAAAGGTAAAAGTCTAGTACCTAGGTCGAAATAAGAGTTTGAGCAATTAACTACACAAGTAGTAGTTTGGTTATTGACTCGTTGATCATTATCAATAATAGTAACAATTTTAGTTTCTCGTGCTGCTTTTTCACGAGCAATACGTTTAGCTACTTTTGGATCTTGTACACTATCAGCCTTTTTAGGTGCTGCTTTTTCTTTCTCTGCAACTACTTCTTCTAAAGCAGGCCCAGAAGTTTCTCCAGCTTCGTAAAAAGCTTCAATTTTTTCAGCAAGTTTACTGACGCCAATGTTTTTGTTGTACGTTAGGCCAAGCTCATCTGCTTCTTGTTTCATTTCTTGTAATGTAGACATTTTCTAAGTCCTTATTAGGTTATTTAGAGGTTAAAAGGTTATTCTTGCTCGTCTATTATATAAAATACTGCAAATAATGTAAAGCTATAAAAAAACCCCGCCGAAGCGAGGTTTTTACTCAGTATCTTAAAAGACTAGTTATTATGCAGAAGCAGAAACTAGGATCTTAAGCAACTTCTCTTCTTCAAGGATAATACCTGCGTAGAAGAAGTTGTAAGAGAAGAAACCGTTAGTACCGTACGGGTTAGCATTCTCTACAGACTCTGGAGACTTAGAGTTAAACTTGATTTTGCCCTGACCCTTAAGACCAACAGTTGCAAAACAACCTTGAGTTGGGAATAAGATAGGGAATACGTCAAAGTTAGAACCAGTTACAGATAAGCCACCAGTGTGACCAGTAGCGGCTGCGCCTTGACCTGAGTATACAACTGCAGACTCAGACTCAATGAAGCGTACTTCGTGCATTGCACCAACTTCACCTTCAGCTAAAGTAGCAGCAGATGCATACTTATGTACTGGGATATAGACGAACTCAGTCGCACCGTTATCAGCAACAGTACCACGAGTAAGAGTTTCTAAATCGCCTTTAACATTAGCGCCAATAACAGCGTAGAACGCTTTAGCTACTGTGTTAGTATCAATTTTATTAGAACCAGTTACTAGTTGTGTGTTTTTCTGTGCACGGTTGCGAACTAGTTTACGAACAGCCTTACGGATAAGGTCATAAGAAACAGTAGAGTCAGCATCGATCTCACCAATTGAAGTTGCATCACCAGCGTACATTACGGTAGGAGTAGCAAGCATGTCTAATTGAAGTAAATCTTCCATACGAGAGTTTGCTAATTCACCTAACTCTTCACGGTAGCGTACTTGGATAGCATCTTCAGAGAATAACTCTACTTCATCAGTATAGTCAATCATCTCGCCGTAACGAGCTAAAGAAGTTTCCATTGTAACTTTCTGTAAAGATTTTTTGTTAACCGCACCAGCGCCTTCAGCTAAAGTAGCAGAAGTTAACGCAGTGTTTACATCGTCGATATCACGAGCTGATAAGAAACCTTTTTCAGCGAACGCGGCATCAGAGATAGCACGGTCATACATGTGTAAGAACTTAGAAATTTTAAAAGTCTTACCCATTTTAGTAGGCATAGATTTGCGATCAGCAAACTGACCATACACATTAGTACGGTTAGCAGCTTTAACGCCTGCACGATCATAAAAATGAACGATAGTATTAGCACCCGCTGTGCTATTTGTACCGTTACCATAAACATTAGTAGCCATTGTAGTTGTCCTCAATATAAGCTATTAAGGGGATTTTATTCCCCAAACAAAAAGATAGTTAAATATCGTTCTGTAGTTTTGTGTACCACTCATCAAAGTCAATATCTGACGCATCTAAGTAATCAACTACATCCCGACTTGCTACTGCATTCTTTGTAGGTGCAGCGGCTTTGCGCTTTGCAGAGGCTTTAGTTGTAGCTGTACGCTGTTGCGACTTAGCTTTTACTTGAGCTAGGCGGGCTTGTTCGGCCTCCTTGGTCTCTAGTTCCGCTTGTCTTGCAGCTTTACGCCCATTTAAAGCATCCTGCTCTGCGACTTGAGTAAAGTGCTGTTGCGCAGCCTCTTTATAATAATCTAAATCAGATTTTTTACCGCCATCATAGACTTTTAGCTTTTCTGCTACTGGCTGTAACGTTTGAAACATGCCAGATTTAACGTCTGTGTGTAGTAACCTAATCATCTCAGGGTTCTGAGTCATGGTTCCCCATGAAGCGTCATCCCATTCTTTAGATAGTATATTATGAGTCGTTGCATACTCTTGGTCTCGGCTAATATCGTCAACGATATCTTTAATTGCCAAGGCACTGTCATCGCGACCATAATCCTTAGCTACATAGGGGTCATTGTCATCTGCATCTAAGTCGAGGGTATCAGTACCTGTTCGCTTTAATACTTCTGCAATTGCGCCTTTGTCGCCCTTCAGCACATCAATCATTAGACTCACGTCTTCATGCTTTAAGTCAGCGCCTTCTATAGCATCAATAGTCTTACGCCAAGGTTTGATGGTTTGCATCTTTTTGGTGTAATCCATTGCTTGACCAAAGATTTTAGGGAATTGATCTACGATCTCTTCACTAGAAAACTCATAATCTTTGCCATTGGCTCGGAACTTGTAAGCTTGTCCTGGTTGCTCTTCCTCATCATCTTCATCAGCTTCATCGGAACTAAGTTCTTCATCTTCTTCTGAGTCTTCGTCAAGATCATCAGAATTCGTTTCTTCACCGTCTTCTTCAGTAACGTCATTTGTTTCAGATTCGTCGCTAGTATCATGGCCGGAGTCCTCAAGATCATCTTCAGGTTGCTCAGGACCATCGTCAAATTCATCTTTAGTAGCTTCATCATCTAAAGCTACCTCTTCATCAAGGTCTTCTGACTCTTGGAAATCTGGTTCTGGAAGCGTTTCAGCTTCTAGTGTTGTATCAGGTGATTCTTGAGATGCTTGCGCTTCTTTAAACGCTGCTTCAAGATCATCATCGGACATATCCCATAAATCATCTTCTCTCATGGCTTACACCCCTTATTCTTCGTCTTCGTCTTCAGACGGTACAGAACCTAAGTTCTCTACAGTAACAAAGAAGTCTTCTAAGCTAGAAATAGCTATGAGGTCTTCCATAACAGCGGATCTATGACCACCTGCTACAATTGCATCTTGTGCTAGTAAACTAACACCGTTAACAGCTTTATCTTTAAAGTAGCCATCTAGGATGACGCGTTGAAAATCTTTATTTTGCTGTAAGCGTTCTAATGAAGCCCACATGTCTGCCC